CCACCAGATGAGCCATTAGCTCAGTCGGTAGAGCACCTGACTTTTAATCAGGGTGTCGCAGGTTCGATTCCTGCATGGCTCACCAAGAGAAAACCCGTCAACCATCAGTGTTTTGCGGGTTTTTCCTTTTATAGCCAATGGGTGATTTTAGCGGTTTTTGTAGCCTAACTGTAGCCAATCTCGGACATTTTAAAGCCCAGGCCCAGCTTACCGCCAGGCCCGGGCCCCTTCTCCCCCTTCACTCCTTGCCGGCCGCCGTTATATAACCTAAGGCCATGGCCACCTTTCTAATCAAGCTGCTGTAAGCCTTGTCAACTTGGCATTCTTTCACGTTCATATTATCGGCCACGTCCGCGAAGGAAAAACCCTGATATATGTTTTGCAGCAAGACTGCGGCCTCAAGCCAGGTCAGTTTGATGCCATTAATCAAATCCAGAAAGCGCTCGATCTTGTCAGTTGCATGGTAGTTTTCTATAACCCACCGCTCCGGCATACTATCGTTGAAGTGCTGGGATCGCCCCTGGCTCGCTTGAATAACGCTCGAAGATCTCGATGGCCACACGTTGCGCCGCCTCATCGCCAACAGCCTGTGGAGACTTACGGCCGCCAAAACGAACTGCCGTGTCTTGCTTTCCCAGTTCGGGCATGTCGCCTCGATCATTTTTTCGCACCTCCCGCAGTTGCCTAAGCCCTCTCGATGCGCTCGCGCTTTGGTTTAGCGCCACCCGTATAACATCGCCGATAGTGGGGCTGGGTACGCCAGAGGGAACCGGCAACCCAAAAGTGAGTATTATTGCCGTTCGCGCAAGCGGTGGCAGCTCTGCCGTAGCCTGGGCCAGCCACCTGCCTTCTGCTTCTATGGTGACATTCGCGATCGCCTCACCCTCAACGTCGACAGTGTCGTCCGACAGTGAGTCGCCCAGGGTCTCATCCTTCTCCAGTCCCGGCAACGGCTGCTGAAGCTCCTTATAGTTCAGAAGCGCCCTCGAATAAAGCTGGTATTTTTGCACCTTCTCAACCGTCCAGCCAAGTTCTTCGGCCAGCTGTTTGTCGGTGACGTGTTCGCTCTCCGTCCTGCTCTGCAGTGCAGCTGCCGCTATGGTCAAGGATCGCACATCGTTATAGACGCTCCTGCTAGGCATGTGGGCCAGCGATGCTTTTTGCAATAGATCGCTAATTTCGTATTTTATCGCCGTGCTCATATAGGCTTTGAACGGGATCCCTTTTGCGGCAGCCTTTGACTTGCTGTAGGTCTTGCTCGCTTTTACTAGTGCCAACAGGGCCGTTCCCTGCAGGTCTTGCCATTCTATGCCGGCCCGCTCAGCCTCGTTGCGGTTTCTGCCGGCAATCCACAAGGCCAGCCTCATGAATCGGTTTACGTGGTCGTTGGGCTCGGCCTGCTGCGATACTTGAGCAGCAGCATCGAGTAAGGCAATTTCTGGTCGGGCCATGCGTCTCCTCTCCACCCGCCTATTTGTATTTTTTACATTGCGTGCCGGCAGGCGGCTGTAATCACACCCACCGGCACCGGCAACTTAACTTTAGCTGTTCTTTATGCTTAGCACCTTCAGCGCTTCCGGCAGGGCTAGGGCAACGTCGGTCCGGAAGATGCCCGGAACGCGGTTGTGTCGCTGTAGAAGCCTGCGCTGTCGTTTCGCTGAATGTCGATACCGGCTTTGTCCGCAATGTAAACCGCCCGTCTGAAGTCACCGACCATCAAGGCATCATCGCCAGGCTTCAGGTCGCCCGGGAACTCTTCGGCAATGACCAGCGGCCGCCCCAACAGGGTCGCGCCTAAACCTTCGGTCAGGTTGTGCACCATCAGGTACTGCCCGTTTTCATCCTTAAGCGTCCGCAAAATGGCCTCTGCTGCGCTGTTACATACGAAGGTAGCGTCCTTGCGATACTTAGCCGGCAGCGCCGCCCACAGTGCCAGGACGTCCTCAACGTCAACCATTGCGCCTTTTGTCGGTATGCGGCCGATAGCCGGCTTAGCCCCCACCTTTGCAGTCAAGATTCCCTGCAGGTTCGCGCCGGCTGCGTTACCGTTCCAATACTGGCCTTCCAACAGCTCGCCGATTTCATCGATGAAGTGCTGGCTCAAATAACCGGCAATGTCAACACCGGCATCGGCCAGCAGCTCGTTCGATACCTCGACAATGGCTGCCGCCTTCTTCGGGGTCAGGACCACCTGGTCAAATTCCAGGTCGTAGGGCACGATCGGATCGCCTTCTTCGACCATTGCCGCGCCGCCGCCGCCGGTTCTACGGGGATATGCCGCAGACTTACCGGAAATAGCTGGCAAGATCCGGGCCAGTTGCCGCATGACAACTTCACTGTTCAGGCCATCGACGATCTCCTTTGCGAAGTCAACCGGGGCCAGAGCGCCGCCGGTATTGCTGACCATGATCGCGTCTCTTAACTCGCCCGTCCGCAGGTAATGGTTGAAATTCGCCCGCTGTTCCTGCTGGTTATCGGCCTTGGTAATGGCCACCGCCGGCACCGCCCGTTCTTCGGGCTTGTCCAAACTCTCCATCTCCTTTTCGATACGCGCCATTTTTTCCTCCAGGGTCCCTTGCTTTTCTTCCCTGGGCTTAGTTTCCTTAGTCATGTTTTCCAGCTCCTTTTTATAATTTTCCAAACTCCGGCAGCTAACTTCGTTTGTCGGATATGCCGGGAATGCCACCGGTGATATTTCGTAAAGCTCCGCTTCAAGGATGGTTCTTTTGTAAACGTCCCGGCCGTCAACTTCAACCCGGCTCCACTTGTCATCGTTAACCACCATCCCGAAGCTCACGCCGTCCACGTCGCCGCGCTTGATGCTCTCAAGGGCATCATTGCCCGCTTGGGTGCCAGGCAGGTCAAGCTCAAACCCCAGCCGCTCTTCGCTGTTCTCCAGCCGCAGGGTCTTGCTTTTGGTGTTCGCCAGCACCTGGGCCGGGGAATGACACCATAAAGCCACCACATCGCGCGTCTGCAGGCTTTCATCAAAACACCCCGGGGCCAGGATCTCTTTGAACTCATCGCCCCACATGTCACGCATCAGCGCGCTTTCCGTGTCATAAAGAATATGACCGGAAATAGTCTGCCCGCCTTCTTCTTTGCCGGCTGTTTTAACCTCAAGCGCGGCCGGCAAATGCCTAATCTCCTTTTTGCTCATCGTTTTCATCCTCTCCCAACAGCCCCATATTTAAGGGCCGAAATAGTTCATCGCCGCCGTCCACGGCCGGCAGGTTCTCAAGTCGCCTAATCTCGTTCACAGACATAAACCCAGCCGCCAGGGCCGTCCGGTATGCGTCGTAGCGGCTTTTCAGGTCGGTCCGCAACAGGTCGCCGGCAGTGAATTCACAATATAGGTTGCTATGAGTTATTAACGCCCGATCAATGGCCTGCTCGATCCTGCTCAACCAGGGCCGTAGGCTATGGGTTAAGAACTCAATGTTTTGCGCTTCCTGGCTGCTGTAGCTGGCCTTCTCCAGGTGGCCCAGTAGCGCCGGCGGGACACCAAAGATCCGGGCCACGTCCAGGACTGAAACCTGCCGACTTTCCAACCATTGACTATCTTTATTTGACAGGCTAACCGGGGCAAAAGTCATCCCCTCTTCTAGGACGGCCACTTTTCCAGCATTGTCGCTGCCGCTGTATTTTTCCCGCCAGGAACGTCGCAGCGCCTGGGCCGCCTCTTCTCCTAAGTGGCCAGGGTGCTGCAATACCCCTGACAGGTTGGCCCCATGCCGGAAGAAGCTTTGCCCATGTTTCAGCTCTGCGATAGCGCCGCCCAGGCTCTCCCTGGCCAAGGTTACCGGGGATATACCCTGCACGCCGTCCAGGGTCAAACCCAGGACATGCAAGACGTCCCCTGGGGAAAGCTCCTGCTGGCCTTTGGTGGTACTTACCCGGTAGGTAATAGTTCCGTTGTCTTGGTCCTTTTCAACGGTTACCGCCGCCGGCTCTAAGGGCCACAGTGCTTGTGGCTTGCCGTGCTGCCAGTCAATGAATGCATAGAAGTTGCCGTTTAGCAACAGATGGTTTGTTATCAATTCCTTGAATACAAATGGTGTCATCATTGGGTTAGGCCCCCGGTGAAGCAACTTATTAACCTGGTTCTCTTCTGCCGGTTCCCGGCCATCATCGGTCTTACGGTAAACCTTTAATGGTAACGATGCCACTGCGCCCGATAACAGGGTTACCGCCCGCAACGCAGCTGGCACGCCCAAAGCTGCCCGGGGGGTTACTTGCACCCCTGCGGCGGTAGACGGGCCAATAATATCCCTCCAGTTTTCCGGGTCGCGCTGGGTCATGGTTCGCCTTTCTTTAGGCTTAAATATTCGCTTTAAAAGTGTTCGCAAGTTATCACCTCTTTTGTCTTGCCCACGTAGGGGCCTTGCCGATATTCAACTTCAGGCCATTTTGGCCCGAAGTTACGCACCCGCGCGCGTAGGGCTTTATCAAAGTATCACTTTGAGACGTTGAAACGACACCATACGCACCCGCGCGCGTAGGGGCCTAGGCGGTGGCAGGTGTAACATTTGTTACAACTGCATCTGCCTCCCGCGCGCGTAGGGGCAGCATAGAAATCAGAATGCGGAATCCGCACTCTGATAACTGCCTCCCGCGCGCGTAGGGGCAGCGAGACCGGGCAGGTGGTCAAAGTGACCACTTGACCCTGCCTCCCGCGCGCGTAGGGGCCTAAATTGCTGAAAATATGCAAATCATCATCCTGCCCGTTTTGCATAAAATCTGCAATCCAGTTGGGGACTGTCTCCCGCGCGCGCATGGGGCTGCGCTTCTGCTGTAGTTTTCAAAGGGACATTTTGTCCTTTTGAAACTGTCTCCCGCGCGCGCATGGGGCTGCGCCCATCTTATATCACCGTCAAGCCCCGCTCCCGGTAAACGCTCTTTGTCTCCCTGAGCATGGCCCGGCTAATGGCTAGTATCAAAGCTACCACGCCGTCGATGCGGTCTTTGCTCCGGGCCTTGGAGGGTTTTATATTTCCGGCCGCATCTTGCTCTAAAACCACGTTTTGTATGTTCCAGGACAGAACCGGATGGCCCCCATGCCTTAGCCGGTTAGACAGGGCCAGGGCCTCAAGCTGCTTGCTTGGGGCTGAAAGCGAAGCGTAACCCATCCCCGTGCTGATCATGGTTGCGCCTTCTTCGCCCAATTCAACGGCCAACTGGGTCGCTGACCACCTGTCGAAGGCGACTTCCTTAATCCTGTAAGCCGCGGCCAGCCCCTGAATGTCCTGTTTAATCAGCCGCTGGTCCAGAACGTCGCCGGGCTGTAGGGTCAGATACCCCTCCCTGGCCCAAGCTAAATAATCCACGTCGTCGCGGCGGTCTGCTGTAGTCCGGGCTTCCGGTAACCAGAAGAACGGTAGAATGTCATAATTGCAGGGGTCTTCATCATCCGGGAACAGCAACACAAACGCCGTTAGGTCAGTAGTGGCCGACATGTCGAGACCGGCATAACACAACCGGCCTTTCAGCCTCTCCGGGTCAACCGTAGCGCCGCCCTGCTCCCAACGGTGGATCGGGATCCAGACGGTTTCGCTTTGTGTCCACTGGTTCAAGTAAAGGCGCCTGAAGCTATTCTCAAGCGCAGGGGACTGTTTTGCCCTTGCCGCAAGGGCTTTCATATCAGACAGGCTCCGAAACGCGCCCAGCGCCGGATTAGAGCGCTCCCAGGTCGAAATATCCTGCCAGTCATCTTCAGGACCGGCCTCGTAGAGGCAGGGCAGGAAGAATGGATCGCTTTCCGGCTCTTCTTGCACTCGCTTAGCGTGGGTATAAAGATCCCCAAAAAGTGAAGTCCGGTCGTGCCCAGCAGTTGATATGGCCAGCAGTAGCGGTTCATCACGTGCACCGAACGAAGTTATAAGCGCTTCCCATAGCCCCCGGCCTCTTGCCCCCTGCCAGACATGAAGTTCGTCTGCGATTATCGCCGTAGGGTTTAACCCGTGGGATAGGCCCGCATCGGCGGCCAGGGCCTTTAAGATGCTGCCGGTTTTGTCGTCATGTATCTCTTTCTTGTATTCGATAATTCTTAACCGATCGGTTAATGTCGAATTGCTTCTTACGAAGTCGCGGGCCTGGTTGTAGGCGATCCCCGCCTGGTCTCTACTGCCGGCTGCAAGATAAACCTCTGCTCCAGGCTTGCCATCAGCGCATAAATGATACAGTGCCAATGCAGCCGCCAGCGCGGTCTTGCCGTTCTTCCTGGGCAGGTATAATAAAGCTTGCCTGTACTGCCGCAGGCCATCATCGCCCACGGTGCCGTATAGTTGCCGAATAAAGTTTTCCTGCCAGTCCATCAAGACAAACGGCTCCCCGGCAAAAGGCGCTTTGGAGTGCTTAAGTAGAGATATGAACTGTAACACCCGATCCGCCCTACCCACATTCACTCACCCGCTCCGAGCAGATAATCTGCAATTCTCGGCCGCGCTCCTCAATATCCAAAACCGCTTCAATGTTAAAAATTCGACCGTTAAAAAAAATGCGGTCCGTGGGCTTGACAGTTACATCCTGAGGCCACCGCATGGTTACACGGTGAGACACCGTCGCTACTGTCTGGGTGGGCAAATAACTCTCTTTGCCCGTTATGGGCTCGACCGCAGCCCAGGTTGTGAAAAGCGAAGACCAGACATCTTTCGCATCGCCCCACTCGGGGTCCTTGACTTTTTTAGCACGCTCGACTGTTACTCGGTGCCGTAGTTTGCCGATTCTCATACTGGCACCGCCCGGTGGGGGTAGTGGAGCAGCCTAACAGCCCTTAAGTTTTTTTCCAAGAACTCTCCCTCCCGGGCCTCATAGAGCAAGGCTACGTGCAGCAAAAGCCCGGACAAGACGGTCCCCGGCAACTCGTCAAAGCTGCTAAGCTTACGGTTTAAAAATGTTTCCGCAAAATCCTGGGCCGCCCGCATATAAGATTCGATCAAGACGTCCTCTACGGTATGCTCGACGCGCAAGTGCGCCTTCACGGCTTGAAGGTTGAACGCGTTATTCATGTTATTCATGCTAAGAGCCCCCTAATCATCTAGAAGCTTGTCCATTGCGTCCGGTTCGGCCGGCCCCTCAGCCTGTAAACGCAGCCGAGCGTTCGGAGATAAGCCGAGCAGCGCAGCATGCGCCCGAATCTCCTTGACTGCATCCTGTAAAATCCGGTATTCCGGTTTCAAGTATTGCCGCCCGCTTGGTGTTGTGTAGCTTTGCCCACCCTTTAGGGCCAGTTCCGCTTCCTCAACCCGGGCAACGGCCGCGCAATACTGGGCCAAGGCCTGCCGGTCCAGAGTAGTCAGTAACCCGCGTTCCCATAGCGGCCGCGCTACGCGCCTCCATTCCCTTTTAGCCACATCGGACAGCCAGGAAGGCATCTTCGGCATCCCGGGCTGCCCCCTTTTGCCCCTTGTTGGCTTTTGTCGTTTTTTGACAGCCATTTTATCGACCAACCTTAAAGGACCACGAAGTCCCATATGACACCCCTCCCGCAAACGATTAAAAACCTTGACGCGCAAAATGTTCGTTCCCCTCACCGGTCTCCAGGGGCTTTCCGCACAATTTACCCCCCCCTACCTCCTAATTGCTCTTGTTGGCTCCCGTTTACTTCCTGCCATGAACTTTTTCGTGACAGTCAAAGCAAAGCGCCTGCAAGTTCTCCTGCTCCAGCCGTAGGTCCGGCCGCTCCTTTACCGACTTAATGTGGTGGACCACTTCAGCCGGGGTAAGCCGTCCTTCTTTTTTGCATATCTCACATACAGGGTGTCGCTGGATAAACCAATTACGCAGCCGTTGCCAGTCCTTGCCATAGCCACGTTTGGACGCAGATGGCCGGTTCGCCTCCTGCTCCCGCCGCCAGCGCTTGCATTGCTCTATTCTGTGCAGCTTGCAGTAACCGGAACGGTGCCTTGTTATTTCAGGACATCCAGGATGCCTACAGGCCGTAGGCGGTCGCAACGCCATGTTTGTTGTCACCCCTAAAATAGGCAATAAAAAAGCCGCCCGCTCACAAGGGACGGGTAGCCACCTTAATAATAACACAAAACTTTGTATATTGCAAACTTATCACTCCAGGCGCCAACGCTCGGACGGTAGCAGCTTATCTGGCTTCTTACGGCGAATGCTGCTTTTCCTGGATCCGCCGGTCCTCTTGGTAGGCCGCTGCTTTACATCCTCAAGATAGCAGCTTTGCCACCCCTCGAACGGATCGGCTTGCTGGTCACCGGGGAACACCGCAGCGCCACAGCGCAAGCACTCATAACCGCCGGCTACGGAGTCCAGCTCGTAGCCACAGAACGGACATGCTATTGAATTCTTGTCCATTGTTTTCACCCCCTTATACTATTGGTTTCACCAGGGACCAGGCTCTCCGTGGTGCCCTCTGTCCAAGTTAAAAAAGGTCTTTGTGGGCCCATCAAAACCGAGCTCAACGATTCCAACGTCGCCGTCACGGTTTTTAGCGATTATTAATTCAGCCAAATGTTTGTTCTCGGTGGTCGGATTTTTTAAAGAGGGTCGATTGATCAAGATCACATTGTCGCTGAACTCCTCGCCCGCCTCGCGCAAGCTGAAAAGATTCGGCCGTCCAACACCCTGGCGGGCCGCGTCACGGTTCAGGTGGGCTGTAAGAATTACAGGGATATATAGCTCGATCGCCAGGTCCTGTAGCAGCTGACAGTTCATGTTGAATACTTTGTGAAGGTCGCTGCCACCCTTCATGCCTTCCGGAGGAAGCAGCTTACCGAGAACGTCAACAAATATTGCATCGAGCCCGGCTTTTCGTTTTTCTTGAATGGCCCGATGTCTTATTTTTGAAATAGACCATTGACCATCAAGAACGCCGATACGATGCAGGCCGTCATGTCCCTTTGTGACGGCGCCATGCACCCGTTCGGTGTCCTCTTCGCTTAACCGACCCATTATCATGTCCCGGTGGCAGACGCCAGCCTCCTGCGCGATCAGGTTTTCGATCAGGCGCTCCCGCGTCATTTCCAGGGTGAACACCAGGGGCCGCTTGCCTTCTTTGGCAGCCATGTGCCGGGCCATGCATAGGCACAGGCTTGTCTTACCCTCCCTGGGGCTCGCGCCGATGATCGTGAGGGTCCCACGGCTTAAACTGATCTGATTGTCAAGGTCATGAAAGCCGGTCGTTAGATAATTCCTTTCGCCTCCCGCCGGCAACTCGATAATTCTTTCCGCGATAGCTGCGATGTCAGGGTAGATAGCCGAAACCTTGTTGCGCTCATCGCCTGGCAGCGCTTTGTCAAGCTCCTTTTGCACCGTTGCAATGACGGCCTCGATGTCTGCCTGTTCGTCTTTCGCCTTTTCCATCGCATTGTAGCAGGTTTTTATTGCCTTCCGACGTGCCTCTTTTTCTTTAACTATTTTCGCGTAATGCTCCGCGAGCGCACCGGTCGGCATAACTCCTGCAACCTCTGCGATATACGCCGCCATATGTTCGCCGCCCTGCTTTAGGATCTGTTCGTGAATGGTAACAAGATCAACCATGCTGCCAGATGCCATTAGTGTTTCGATAGCTTGAAACATATGTTGATGCTTCGTACTATAAAAAGACCCTGACGTTACAATGCCGGCGATGTTATGAAACTGATCCGGATCCACGCATAGACTGGACAGAAGGGCTTGCTCGGCTTCGATGCTGTGCGGCATACTCATCTAATTGCACCCCCCCAACCTCTTGTGTTCCGGGCTGGGCTGCTCCCTGGCCGCCGTCGGCCTTTTTTGCTGGGCTTCAAGCTTCACGATCTGCTGCCGAAACTTGCTGGCCGACAGGATATTCGCCGACCAAAAGAGATCGGTGGTGGCAAAGTCGATCAGCGTTCTAATTTCTGACCACGAATAACCCTTACTGCCACCGGGTGGACCTAGCCGGTTGATTAGATCCATCTGCCGCGCCCAGGCTTGTGCTTTTTCATTCTTAGGCTTGTCCATATCCGGCAAAGGCTGCCTCGGATGATTCATCTCGATCTTGTCGCGAAGGTATTTAGCGGCCGCAAAGGGCTTGTCGTCAAAAGAAAATACAGAAGCCCCTTGCTTTATATTTTGCTTTAAGTACTTGTTTTCTTGGTTAACGTTTTCAGTGACTGTAGGGTTAACGTTTTCAGTGACTGTAGGGTTAACGTTTTCAGTGACTGTAGGGTTNA